CTCCGGGCTGCCGCCGCACTTCCTCGGCCTGTCCACCGACAACCCCGCCAGCGCGGATGCGATCCGCAGCGCCGAGGCCCGCCTGGTCAAGCGCGCCGAACGACGCGCCCGCGCGTTCTCCGGCGCGTGGGAACAGGCGATGCGGCTGGCCATGCTCATCGTCGACGGCCAGCTCCCGCCCGAGGCGGCCCGGCTGGAGGCGGTGTGGCGCGACCCGGCCACGCCGACCTATGCGGCCAAGGCCGACGCCGTGTCGAAGCTCGTCGCGGCGGGCATCCTGCCCGTCCCGGCCGCCTGGGAGGAACTGGGCTACAGCCCGGAACAGCGCCGCAAGCTCGCCGACGCCTCCGGAGACGACCCGCTCGCGCGACTCATGGCGACCGTCGGCACGAACCCACCGGCAGCGCCCGCGCAGCCACCGGCCGAGGTGGTGCCCGCGTGAGGCTGACCGAGTTCCGCCGCGCCCAGGACACCATCACCAGGCCCGTCGTCACGACCACCGTCGCCGTGCTGCGCACGCTGGCGGGCCGGCCACTGACCACCGAGACGTGGCGGCTGCTGCTCGGCGCGCTGTACCCGGCCGTGGTCCAGGCCCGGCAGGCATCGCACCTGCTGGCCGTGCGGTTCTACCTCGCCCAGCGCGAGCAGCACACCCACCGGCCGGCACCGTCGCTCACCTCGCCGCACTACGAGTTGACCGCACTCGACCACGGCCTCTCCCGCACCGCGCGCCCCCGGCTGGCCGACCCGACCAGCGCCCGCGCGGCGATCAGCGACACCGCCGGAATGCTCGCCCGGCACGTCGAGCAGGCCGGACGGGACACCATCATCACCGCCACCGGCCGCGACCGCGTCCGCTGGGCCAGAGTCCCCACCGGTCGGGAGACCTGCGCGTTCTGCTGGATGCTCGCCTCACGCGGCCCCGTCTACGCCTCGCAGCAGTCCGCGGGCGAAATGACCGCCTGGCACGACCGCTGTGACTGCCAGGCCGTGCCGGTGTTCAACGCCGACCGCTGGGACGGCCGCTCCACCTTCCTGACCGCACAACGCCTGTGGCAGCAGTCCACGCGCGGACGCTCCGGCCGGGACGCCCTCAACACCTTCCGCCGCGCGCTGTCCGACTCGCCCCCGCAACCGGACACCCGCGCCGCGTGACCTCCCACGCGGACCCTGGCGGTCCGCGCCCACCCCTGTTCACCACCGGTCCAGGCGACCGGTCACCCCTGCACGCCCCTGGAGGGCCGAGCACTGTCCGAACCCACCACCAACTCCACAACCGATCCCAGCAGCGACCAGCCCAGCGATGACACCACCACCGGCGGGGGCGAGAGCGCCACCCCGGCCTCGGTGACCGCCGGGTCGCTGGACGAGCTACCCGAATGGGCGCAAAACGAGATCCGCCGCGCCCGCACCGAAGCAGCGAAGTACCGCCGGGAGCGCAACACCGCCCAGAAAGCCCTGCAGGACACGGCCGCCGACACCACCAACGCGCAGAGCCGCGCCGAAGTGGACCAGCTCTCCAGCCAGTTGTCCGCCGCCCAGCTCGAAGCCACCAAGCTCCGCGCCGCCCTCGCCGCCGACATCCCGCCCACGCACGTCGCGGACTTCGCCGCGCGCCTGGTCGGCGACACCCACGACGAGCTGGCCGCCGACGCCGTGCGGCTGCGCGCACTGCTCGGCCTGCCCGACCGCAAGCGCCCCGACCCCTCCCAAGGCGCAGGCGTGCAGGGCAACGCCACCGGCGCCACCCCCGCCGAGGCGTTCGCCGCGTTCGTCCAGGACCGCCTCGCCCGCTGACCCTGTCCCATTGGAGTGATGCGCAATCGCACCAACCACCCTGGCCAACATCCCCGAGCAGCTCCTGCCGCGCGAGGTCACCGGCCCGATCTTCGACAAGGCCCAGGAGCGCTCCGTCGTGATGCGCCTGGCCGGCACCATTCCCGTCACCCTCGGCGAAACCAGCATCCCGACCACCACCCAGCGCCCCGAGGTCGGCGTGATCGGGGAGGGCGAGGCCAAGCCCGTGTCCGAGACCGGCTACGGCGTCAAGACCTTCAAGCCGGTCAAGATGGCCACCATCGTCGTCGTGTCGGAAGAATTCGCCCGCGCCAACGTCGGCGGCACCTACGACCAGATCAGCGACGACCTGTCCTTCGCCATCGCCCGCGGCGCGGACCTGCTCACCCTGCACGGCCGCTCCCCCCTCACCGGCGCCCTCGTCGAGGGCAAGGAGTACATCAACCAGACCTCCAACCGGGTCGTACTCGGCTCCACCCCGCAGGAGGAAGGCGGGATCTCCGGGGACCTGGTCGCGGGCTACGAGCTGGTCGTCAACGACGACACCTCGGATGAGTTCACCGGGTTCGCCGCCGACTCCCGCCTGCGCCCGCGCTTGATCGGGGCGACCGACCGCAACGGCCGGCCCCTGCTGCAGACCGCCACCAACCTCGCCGACCGCATGGACACCGTGCTCGGCCTGCCGACCGCGTACTCCCGCGCGGTGTCCGGGCGGATCGGCGCGAGCAGGGACACCAGCGTGCGCGCCTTCGGCGGCGACTGGTCACAGATCCGCTGGGGCTTCGCCCAGGAGATGACCCTCAAGGTCAGCACCGAAGCAACCGTGATGATCGACGGCCAGCTCGTCTCGCTGTGGCAGCACAACCTCGTCGGCCTGCTGGTGGAGGCCACCTTCGGGTGGGTCATCAGCAACGTCGACGCCTTCGCCGCCTACGAGATGACCGGAAGCTAAGTACCTGTCTTGATACCCCGAAACCGCGCCAATCAGTTCGTCTGAAAACGGCAAGTCAGCGTAGGTAGATTCCCGAGGTCGATCTCGCGGGGTCGGACACGAGCTTGCGGAAGGGGTCGCTCTGCTGGCCGCCGTGGAGGGCTGTGGTACGTCCCTAGCCTGGCCGGGTGGCCGGTCGGCAGCGGTCTCGATCCTCCCGTCACCTGCCCGCCCGAGCCCAACGTGTCCCACCCCTTGCGTCCGGAGTGATCCGATAGTCGGTCAGGTGCGCGGCCAGGACGCCACAGACGGGAGGTCCCCCGGGGCGGGTGTACACCCCCGGGGGAACCTCCGACTCTTCGGCCTCGTCGTGGCTCCGGGTTCCCCGGGCCGTGACCTTAGTAGGAGGGGTTGAGGACGATCCAATACCAGCGTTGGTTGTTCATTCCGTTGCAGTCATAGAAGCCGACCCAGCGGTCGTCGCCGGTCAGGTCGCGTAGCACGTCAAGGCACCGGCCGGAGGACACCTGCCGGATCTGGAACTGGTTCGGGTTGTCCGGATAAGGGGTTATCGCGAACCTCTGGGTGGCCTGTCCCTGGCAGTCCCACTGGTTGGCGTACTCGCCGTTGCCGGCGTACTGGCCCCAGTTCACGTCCATGCATTTGCCCGATGCCTTGTTGACGAGTTCGTAGGTGCCGTCGCCGTTGCTCACCGCGTGCCAGGACTGGTTGGCGCCCCCGTTGGGGGTGTAGGTGACGATGTGGGCGCCGTTGCTGTAGCTGATGCCTTCGTCGTCCAGCACGCGGCCGCCGCCGGCGTCGGCGACGTTGCTGGCACTGCCGAAGGTAAACTCTGGCACGTTCACGGAGTAGACGGTGAAGTCCACCGGGTAGTGGTCGGAGGACATGCCGTTCAGGCGTCGGCCGGTGTAGCCGGGGATCACGCGCCTGGCGACCATGTAGTCCAGCTCGCCGCCGTCTTGGTGGGTGGCCTCGTCGCTGCGGTAGATCCACGAGCCCTGTGGCACGGCGAGGGTGGAGGGGTCGCGGTTGAAGTCGCCCAGCGCGGCCCACTCGTAGAACGGGCCCGCGTTGTAGTTGATGTTGTTCAGCAGGTCCGCGGCGTCGTCGCCGCCAGGGGACTCCGCGTGCAGGGTGTAGAAGATCGTCGGCCCGAACCGCAGGCCGAACGAGGGGTAGGTCGTGGGGGACGCCGCGGCCGCGATGTACACGTCGTCAGCCGGATTTTGCGTCACCATGGCCAGATTGACCCGGTTGCCGGGGTCGAGTGGCATGAAGTAGATGTGATATGTGATGTGGCCCGGCGTCCACGTGTAGTGGTCGAGGAATAACCCGCCGCGGTAGATGGACTCGACCCACGTGCCCGGCGGGTAGGGGCCCGCCTCCTGCAGCGCGACGATGTCGTGCGTCCGGAGCAGCCGCTGCACGTCCGTGGTCCACTTGCTCTCGCGGTAGGAAGTGCCGCCCTGCATGTTGTAGGTGACCGGGTTGTGCCTTTCGAGCCAGTCGGCGTGAGCCGGCACCACGGAGCCGAGCAGGCCCGGCGCCGCCATCGCGATCACCGCGACCATCCGCGTGACTAGCCGCCGCCCGTACCGCCGGCCCGCGCCGGCCCCGGACGGACCGTGGTGCCCGCGCCGCCGAAATAACGACAATGTGGGTCTTCGCACGAACGTGCTCCTTTCAATGCCGCCGGCCGACACCGCGCGCACGCGGTCCCGGCTGGTTCCAGGAATGGCCGGCAAGCTCATTGATATTGCATGCGCCCACGCACCATGTCAATGGCCGATGAGTACCATGGCTTCTCCCCACAGGGGAGATTTGTGCTCCCCGGCCATGCTAACGATGCAAGAGCTTTCGGGCGCGCCGAAAGAACACAAGAATAGGTTACGTAGTAGGAGTGAACGATGACCGGCAGCTTCTTCGGCCAGGCTCAGCCCGTCGCGAACTGAGCCACAACAGCCGACTTTGCCTGCGACCAGCTAGCGTGATGTGGCTGCACCAAAGGCGACCGAGGAGCAGGCACCTATCAAATGCTGATGATAGTGACGACCTGCTGCCGACGCGCTGACAGTACCGATTTAGCACCCCTTCCCTGTGTCCCCGGACCACCTTCTCCTTCGTTTCCTGCGGAGCAAACGTGACACACGTGCACGTTTGTCACCCCTCTGGACTAGCGCGAAGCGGTTGGCGCTGTCGTCACCGTTCAACCCTTGGGCCAGATGCAGGAACGGTATGCCGCCGAGCAGATCTCGCCCGCGGCGACGCATCCGGCTTCAGCCAGCCAAGACCGGCAACGCCGGACAGACGGTCGCCCGCCACCTCCGGCCACCCACCCCGGCTAGCCCCACCCGGCGATCACCCTCAGCACTTTGAAAACCGGCACTACTGTAAGGAGAAACGCGAGTGCTGGTCGTCGCGCTCATCCACTTCTATCTCCCCGCACACCGCGCCGGCAGCGAAACCATGCTCCACGCCATGCTTCGCGCCCTGGCCGATACGGGGCACGAGCCGCACGTGGTCGTCACCTCCCAACCCGAAGGCGCCGACGACTACACGGTCGAGGGGATCGAGGTCCACCGGGCGGGCATGGACGAGCGCACTGTGCCCCGCCTGGTCGCCTCCCTCGCACCCGACGTGCTGGTCACCCATCACCAGGAGACTCCGCACGCGAGCAAGCTCGGACGTGATCTCGGCGTGCCGGTGGTGCACGTGATCCACAACCACATGCATCACACCAATCTGTGGCTGCACAAGCGACCACACCTGGCGGTGTTCAACACGCACTGGATCACCCGGCACTTCGCCACCCGGCACAAGGGACTGCGCTCGATCGTGGTGCACCCGCCCGTGTGGGGCCACGAACACGCCACCATCCCCGGCGATCACGTGACGCTGGTGAACCTCAACCGGGACAAGGGCTCCGGCGTGTTCTACGAACTCGCGCGCCGGATGCCTGACGTGTCGTTTCTCGGTGTGGTCGGCGGACACGGACCGCAGGTGATCCGCGACGACGTGCCGAACGTGACCATCCAGCCGCAGACCAGCGACATGCGCGGCGACGTCTGGGCCCGCACCCGCGTCCTGCTCATGCCCTCGATCTACGAGTCCTACGGGATGGTCGCCGTCGAGGCCGCACACTCCGGCATCCCGGTCATCGCGCACCCGACACCGGGTCTGCTGGAGTCGCTGTCCTACGCCGGGACCTACGCCGACCGAGACGACCTCGACTCCTGGGAACGGTCGCTGCGCTCGATCCTCCAGCCCGAGACGTGGCAGCCGCTGTCGGCCGTGGTGAAGCGCCGCGCGGCCGAGCTGGACCCCCGCGTCGATCTCGCCGCCTGGGTCGCCGAACTGCAATCCCTTGTCGCACAACACCAGACGGAGCGCTAACGACGTGGAACTGATCAACACCATCGGAACCCGGGTGCAGGTCCGCGACGAGCACGCCGACCGACTCATCGCGGCCGGGTATCGCCGGCCCGACCGCGAGCCCCGACATGCCAAGCCGGTACGCCGCGCCACCACCCGCTCCGCCAAAGCCACCCCAGCCGTGGACACGCCCGCCACGAAGGACGGGCCGTGAGCTACGCAACGGTCGACGAGGTCGAAGCCCGAGTCGGCCGGCCGCTGAACGACGGTGAACGTGAGCTGGCGGCCGTGCTTCTGGCCGACGCCGAGTCCTTGATCCGCGCCCGCGTGCCTGACCTCGACGCCCGGATCAGCGACGGGCGTATCCGCCGCGAGTTGGTCGTGATGATCGAGGCCAACGCCGTGGTCCGCGTGCTACGCAACCCCGGCGGGTACACCTCCGAGACCGCGGGCGACTACTCCTACACCATCGACAGCCGCGCCGCCGCCGGATACCTCACCATCCCCGACACCGACTGGCGCCTGATCGGCGTCACCGCAGGCGCGTTCACCATCACCCCGACCGTCCCCCGCCCCCGCAAACCGCCACCACCGTGGTGCGGGGACTGCTGGTGCCTATGGAGGTGCTGGCCCGATTGAGCCTGCTGGATGACGGCCACGACCTGATCACCGTGTACCCCTCGGTGTGGGCACCCGACGCCGACGGCAACCACGCCTGGCGTCCAGGCACGACCGGTGTCCGCGTCCGGGCACGGGTGCAACCGATCAGCTCCACCGAACTGGTGGTCAACGGCCAGCAGGTCGCCACCCTCGCGCGATTGATCGCCCGCCATGTCCCCGCCGGCCCCTGGGACCGTGTCGAGTGGGCCGGCCGCACCTGGGACATCCTCGGCGAACCCGAACAGCGCGGCGACAGCCCCGCCACCGTTCACACCACCGTCGTGATCCAAGCGCAGGGGGTGCGAGGCGATCGCTGAGGTCTACCCCGGCACCGACGACCACGTCGCCCACCTACCCGGCGTGCGTGACGCCGTCCGCCAGACGGCCGAGGAGATCGCCGGCCGAGCCCGCGCCAACCTCGCTCGCCACCGCCGCACGGGCGCCGCCCGGATCGAGGTCGCCCGGGGCCGCACCGACACGCAGGTGTCGCTGGTGGACGATGCGGCGTTGTCGATCGAGTACGGCCACATCGCCCCGGACGGCACCGTCGTGCCCGGTCTGCGCATCCTCGGCGACGCCGCCGACCTGTAGCTACCCGGCCTGAGAGGGGGCGCGGTGTCGCGGTTGCTGCCCTACGTCGACGGTCTGGTCGCCGGCTATCTGCGTGACACGCTCAACCCAGCGGTGACGGTGGAGACGCAACTGTCGGACCCATTGCGCCGCACGCCTTACGTGTTCGTGCAGGTCGTCGGTGGCGACGAGGTCGACCCAGCCTTCCTCGGCGTCCCCCTGGTCGAGGTCGACTGCTACGCCACCGGCGCCAAACGCGCCGCTGCCGATCTCGCCGAAGCGGTCCGGGTCGCCCTGTTCACCGCGTGGCGTGACCAACTCGTGCGCCCGGAGGGGCATCTGGCGTCGTTTCGGGTCGTGACCTACCCGCGCGAGCTGCGCGTGGAAGGCCAACCCGCCGAGATCTACCGCTACCTCGCCACCTACGCGCTCGGCGTTCGCCCACCCCGCCCTTAGCCCGCTGGTGTCGGTGTACTGAACAAAGTGCTCACCTGCGTAAGGGCAAACGTCTTCAGGACGATGGCCAAGGAAGATAGATCAACAGATACATCACCCAGCCCACGACGAAGACGACGGCGCCAGCGGCTGTGGCTGCCAATCGCCCCCCTCTACGGTGTGCGGCTTGCCGGGTGGCCAGTTCGTGCACTCCCAACCCTAGGAACGCCGCCAGTCCCGCCCCCAGCACGATCGTTGCCACAGGACTATGCCGCCAACCCCACACAGCCGCAACCACCGTGGCGGCGAACAGAGCAAGCGCTATCACAGCCGCGACAGCCTCGAACAGGAACTCGGCGGCGACCTCGACAATCCCCCGCACCAAACGGGCTACCCAAAAAACCATCTCACTGCCGAGGAGCGCTGGCCACCTCCGCCAAGGATGCGACACGTCACGCCGAATCTGCCGTAACGCCTGCTGGGCCCGTCGAGCGGTACGGGCCCGGTCCGTCTGTTCCTGCACGTCGGACTCCACGCAACAGAGTCTCCTCTCGATTTCCCGGCCCCGGCAGACCCCCGCACGTGACGAGCCGGGCCTGGACACATCCACCCGAACCTGGCCGAGCATCTTCACGTCTACGCCGACAGCTGGCCCCCGCCGTTCTTCCCGTTCCGTTCCCGCCACACCGGCCCCGCCCCTCGGGTGCGCCGGCCGATTGGCGGCTGTCCACCGTGGAGTTTCGCCGTTGGCGCTCAACGACACTGCCGTTCTCATCCCCGGCACCGGCCGGGTCTACCTCGCCGCCTCCGGTGCCGCCGCACCGACTAACCCGCGCGATCCGGCCGACCCGTGGTCGATCATCGGCCACACCTCCCGCGACGACGGGCTGACCATCACCCGCGACAAGGGAGATAGCGAGGTCAAGGGCACCTGGGAAAACCCCGCCCTGCGCGAGCGACGCGACCCATCCACCTGGGCGGTCACGATGAAATTGCATCAGGTGGACAACAACACCTTGGAGCTGTTCTTCGGCCCCGGCGACATGGACACCCCCGGGGTGTTCGGCGTGCAGGGCAACGCCACACCCGTGGAGCGGGCCCTGTTTGTCCGCATGATCGACGGCGCAAGCGAAGCCGGCCTGTACGTGCCGCGGGTGTCGATCGCCGCCAACGACGATATCGAGGTCGACGTGGAGAACTTCCTCGCCTTCCCCGTGCGCGCGACCGTCCTGCAGATCACCAGCTCCAACCTCATGGAGTGGTACGCCCCCAGCCTCGGCGCCCGGTCCTCCTAGGCGGGCGCTTCCTGACGTTGCGGCTTGTTCTTGCGGCGTATCCACCGTCTTGCTCGACCGCCAGGACTGTCCAAGAGTGTTTCCAGGAGATGGGGGCCGTCGTGAGGAGTCCAGAGGCGGGGTGGCTCACCGGCTGCGGACGGAGAGACGTTGGCGACGGTGGTGCGCGCAGAACGTCTTGCGGCACCCGCGCTCACGATGGCCGCAATCGCCGAGAGCATGCTGGCGGCTGCCGAAACGATGCTGGTGGCCAGTTGCACGGGGTTCAACGCCGGTTGCTCGGCTCGGGCCGGTGACGGTGCTGGGGAGGGCGGGCCGGGGTCGGCAGCTGGCTCGGCGCTGCGCGTTGTCCTTGGAGGGATGGCCTCGACTATGCCCACCTCTGTCCTCTCGGTGCTGCTTCCGGATGGAGGGGTGGCACCGGCACCGGTCCGGCTCGTTTCATGCGCTGGGGTCGTTGTCAGCCTGAGCAAGGTCGTGGTTCTCGGCAGGGATGTGGGTGTCGCTGCGGAGATGGTTGCGGGTGAGTCCGTTGGGTGCCAGCCGCGGCCGGGCGGTCCCTCGGGCTGGCGTTTGAGCGTCTTGTGGACGGCGCCGGGTGAACTCTCAACAAGCGAGACGGACCAAGACCAGGAACTGAAGCAGATCAGCGCGAACACCAAAGACAGCAATGACAGTGCTGCCGTCACTCTGGGCGAAGCTAATGACCGCGGCCAACGCATAGCCCGCGCCCCCTCGTCTCGGAGAGCCAGCGTCCCCGACCTCTCCACGATATCGATCCAGGAGTCGTCCAGCCCTGGCCCGCTGGAGGTCCGCCCGTGCGGGTGATCCCGTGTTGCTGTCAGCAGTATTGCCGATTCTGTTTGTCTATCTCTGCGGCGATGTATGACGGGCCGCGTCGCTGACGCTCACCTGTTCAGCCCGCATTCGGTTACTCTCGGAGGTTTTTCGAATGGCGCATGTTGTCGGCCTGGATGAGATCCGCGAGGAAGCCCAACAGCAGTTCGGCGACCTCGATGTCGCCTTGCCCAATGGCAAGTCGGTGCGGTTGCGGCACGCGCTGCGCCTGCCCCAGCAACCCCGCCAGCGGCTCGCCGCGCTGGGGGAGCGCATCGCCGCGCTGGCCGAGGCCGGTGAACACGACGAGGACACCCTCGTGGACGCGCTGGGCGAGCTGGTGATCCTGGTCGCCGACAGCAAGCCCGGCGCCCGCGCGCTGCTGTCGGCCATCAGCGGAGACCTGTTGACTCTGATGGGGTTGGTGCGCCGCTACCAGGAGGTCTGTCAGCTCCCGGAAGCCTCGCGCTCGACCAGCTAGCCGACCGCGTCGGCGGGACCGCCCTGATCGCCGATCTCCAGCGCTACTACGCCCTTGAGCTGGGCGCGCTGTGGTCCGGGCGTCTATCACCCCGCCGGGTGTTGTGGCTGGTCGAGCACCTACCCGAGGATTCCGCCACCGTCGCCGCGCTGCGCGGCGGGCCCGAACACCGCCCCTGGACCACGGTGGCGCACCTGCTGGCCACCGTGGTCGACGCCGTGCAGTTGGGCACCTGGGCGCACATCGCCGCGAATGCCAAACGCCGCCCGCCTCCACCCAAACCGCTACCCCGCCCGACCACGTCGTCCCGGCCGCCTCGGGTGGTGACCGTCGCCGAGATCACCGCCCAGCAGCAGCGCAGCACGCCACGGGGGTGATCTCGTGGCGGGTCCCGGCGGCAGTGAACGGGGCCGGATCAGCGTCCGGGTCCTGCCCGACACCTCCGCGTTCGCGCGGTCGCTGGGCCGGTACCTGGAGCGCATCGAGCGCACCCATGTGGTGACGCTGCCGCTGCGGCTGGATCCGGGCAGTCTCGACGCTGAGGTGCGCCGGGCCGCCGCGCTGGCCCAACGCACCGCCCGGGTGGACCTCCCGGTCGAGGTCGACGGCACTCGGGCCCGCATCGAGGCCCGCGCGCTGGCGGCGGAGATCTCCCGCACCAGCAAGGCGCGCATCAAGGTCGACACCCGCGACTTCGCGGTGGCCGGACGCGCCCTGGCGGGGCTTGCGGGGGCGGGCCTGGCCCAGGTCGGCTCCCAGGTCATCACCGCCGGACTGCTCGCGGTGGCCTCCGCCGCCGCAACCGCCGCCGGCTCCCTGGGTCTGCTGCCGGCCGCCTACGCCGCTACCGGTGCCGCCGCCGCCACGCTGTTGCTCGGGCTGCGGGGTTTCGGTGAGGCACTGTCCAACCTGGGCGACCCGGCGAAGTTCTCCGCTGCCCTCGCCAACCTCGCGCCCGCCGCGCGTGACACCGCGGTCGCGATCCGGGATTTGGTTCCGGCCTTCGACGGGATGCGTCTGGATGTCCAGCAGGCGCTGTTCGCTGGGCTGGCCGAGCAGGTCAAGCGCCTCGGTGGCGCCTACCTGCCGGTGCTGCGCGCCGGCCTGGTCGGTATCGCCGCCGAGTTCAACACCGGGGCCCGCGCGGTCGCGGACTTCGCTGCCGCACCGCAAAGCCTCGCCGACACCGCCACGGTCCTCGCCGGTACCCGCGCCGCCCTCGCCGCGCTGGTGCCCGCGGGGATCGCGGTCGCCCAGGCCCTGCGTGACATCGCGGCGGTGGGTTCGGGATTCCTGCCCGGCCTGGCCGCCGGGTTGACCGGCCTGGCGCAGCGCTTCGCCGAATTCATCGCCCAAGCCCGCGCCAGCGGAGCCCTGCAGCAGTTCTTCGCCGCCGCGCTGGCCACCCTGGGCCAACTGCTGCAGGTCGTGGGCAACCTCGGCCACGCCCTGCTGGGCATCCTCTCGTCCGCCCAGGCCACCGGTGGGGGACTGGTGGGCTTGTTGGTGCAGGTCTCCGGTGCGCTGGCGGGGTTCACGAACTCGGTACAAGGCCAGCAGGCGCTCCAGGTGTTCTTCGGTTCCGCCGCCCAACTCGCCCGGCTGCTGCTGCCCCTGCTGCTCCAGCTCGCCGCCATCATCGGCAACACCGTCGCCCCCGCCCTGGCCCAACTCGGCACCGCGCTGGTGCAGGGCGGCGGGCTGCAAGCGTTGATCACCGGGCTCGGTCAAGGGCTGGCCGCCCTCGCCCCCGCCCTGGCGCCCCTGGGCAACGCGGTGTCGGCGCTGCTGGCCGCCGCCGCACCCCTGCTCCCGGTGATCGGGCAGCTCGCCGGGGCGCTGCTGACCGTGCTCGCCAACACCGTGGCCCAACTGGCGACCAACCTCCAACCGGTCATCGCCGCCCTCGCCGAACTCGCGCAGCAACTCGTCCCGCTCCTCCCGGCCATCGGCCAGATGCTCTCCCTGTGGATCGATCTGGAAAGCGTGGGCATACCCCTGGTCGTCCAGGCTCTGCACCTGCTCGCCGACGTGCTCGGGTTCGCCGTTAGCGGGTGGGTGAGCGCCGCTGGCGTCGTGCAGCAATTCCACGACGCCTGGCGCGCCCTGGGCGGCGGGATCCAGGGCACCACCACCCTGATCGCCCTGGCGGCCACCGGCATGGTCGACTCGGTGGGACGCAACCTCGGCCCCGACGGCCTGCTCGGGTTCTTCCTTGGCCTGCCCGCACGCATCCTCACCGCGCTGGGCAACCTGGGCGGGCTGCTGGTTCAAGCCGGACACGACCTGGTCGAGGGCATGATCCGCGGCGTGTCGGAAATGGTCGGCCGGCTGCTGGACAGGGCGGCCCAAATGGCCCGCGACGCCGTCGCCACCGTCAAGCAGGCACTGGGTATCGCCTCACCCTCCACCGTGTTCGCCGCACTGGGCCGGTTCACCGCCCAAGGCTTCGCCCAGGGCATCACCGACGCCACACCCTTCGCGGTGCGCGCCGCCGGCCAACTCGCCGACGCCGCCACCTTCGACCCCACCCGCGCCGAGTTCGGTTTCCCCACCACGGCCGGGCCACAGGTCACGGTCAACCAGACCATCACCGCCCAGCCTGATCAGTCCCCGTGGTCGATCGCCACCGCAGCCAACCGGCAGCTCGGTTACGCCATGCGTACTGCCGGCATCCCGTAGCCCCGAGTGCGCAGGGAGGTGATGCGTGTGCCGCCCTCGGGGCTTCCCCTTCGGGTCCGTTGGTCGATTGACGGTCAACAGTTCAACGGCCCGACCGATGAGCGCGGCCGAGACTGGGTGATCGACAAGGACACTGGCTGGTCGGCGTCCCCACCGGTGCGCGACGCACAGGCCACGCCCCGCATCGGCGCTCACGGCTCGTGGCCCGCCGCCGTCTACCGCGACCCACGCACCATCCGGCTCGATGGTTGGGTCTACGCGCCGACCTTCGAGGCCCGCCGGGACGCCGAACACCGCCTCGCCGGCCTGTGCGCCGAACCCGGCCGGCTGTATGAGCTGCGCTGCACCGAGGAAACCGGCGACCTGATCGCCGGGGTCGTCCAAGACGACACCACCCTGGTCACCATCGGCGGCGGAGGCTACTGGCTGGACTTCTCCCTGCAACTGTCCGCCCCGGACCCCCGCAAGTACGACGGCGCCGAGCAGACCACACAGACCGGGCTTTCCACCGACGGCGCTGGCCTGGACTTCGCCGCAGGCGGCGGGGCCGGCCTGGACTTCACTGCCGGGGGCGGGGCGGGCTTGGACTTCGGGCCGCAAGCCTCCACCGGCCGCGCCACCGTGACCAACACGGGCACGGCCAACACCGCGCCCCGGCTCACCCTGCTCGGACCGCTGATCGCACCGGTCACCATCTCCCGCCCGGACAACCAAGCCCGCCTGTCCTACCTCGACCACCTCGGCGACGGAGAGCAGATCGTGATCGACATCGCCGCGCGCACCGTGCTGCGCGGCACCACCGCTGTGCGGCACCGCACCATCGTCTCCGACTGGGACGCCCTCACCGTCCCACCCCACTCCACCGTGGACTACGCCCTCGGTCACGGCTGGGGACCCAACCCCACCGCACGCCTCCAGGTCGCCTGGCGCTCAGCCTGGTGGTGACCACCAGCCCCCAACCGCAAGGAGGTGTTCGTGGCGGTTTCCCAAACCGGCCTCGACCCGTGGGCCACGCAGCTCCGTGTCGGGGAACGCGACGCCCGCTACGCGCTCGGCGCGATCCTCGGCCCGGCCCCCGGCCGGGTGCTGCGCTGGGCGGACGGAGTGCTGCCCTCCACCACCCTCGGCGGCGAGATCGTCGACCTCAAGGTCGTCGCCGACGCCCCCACCCCCAGCCTGAGCCTCCAGCTCTACCCCGGTCAGTGCATCATCAGCCGCGACGGGCAAGGCCCCTACATCTGCACCCTGGACGCCACCGGCCGCATCACCCTCGACGATCCCGACCCGGCCAACGCGCGCATCGACGTGATCGCCGCCCGCATCTGGGACGAACGCCTCGGCGACCCCCAGACCGGGTTCGTCATCGAGCCCATCACCGGCCAAGCCCGCCCGGAACCCGCCGCCCCGGAGCTGCCACCGGGTGCGCTGCGCCTCGCCGAGGTGCTCGTCCCACCAGGAACGCGGCAGATCACCGGCTCCGCGATCAACGATCTGCGCCGCGCCGCCTCCACCCGCGGTGCGATCGGTGTCCTACTACCCGGGGACTACCCCGCCGACCCCGGCTCCTACACCGGGCAAGCCCGCTACCGCCGGGGTGTCCTCGAAGGCTGGGACGGCCAACAGTGGCGCGGCACCCACCGCCTGGACATCTACGACACCGCCGAGATCCTCGTGCGCTCCGGCGAAACCGGCAGCGCCCCCCTCGCCTCCCTCGGCGTGCCCGATCCCGGCTGGCCCTACCGGCTGATGGTCTCCGGCTCCGCCGAGCTGACCACCACCAACTGCCGCGCCGACCTCCAAATCCACCTCGACACCCTCGACGGGCCACTGCTGGCCGTCGGCGTCGGACCCGTGAATGCCTTCGCCCCCGTGGTGACCAACACCCGCCCCTCCGGCGTGCTCACCGGCACCCACACCGTGCACCTGGCCGCCGCCCGAGTCTTCGGCGACGGCAGTTGGGCCACCACCCCCTACAACGCCACCCTCACCATCCTGCGGATACCCGCCTGACCACACAGCCCGGGGAGGGTCGAGCGTGGCCTTGCCCTATCGGTTGCTCATCGGCGACCTGCGCACCGGAGAGATCACCGCCGAGCTACCCGGCGAGGCTGAGTTCACCGACGAACTGCCCGCCCCCGGCTCCGCCCGGGCCACCATCCCCATCGACGCCGTCCCGGCAGAGATCAACCTGCGGACCGTCACCGCGCCGTGGCGGCACTACCTCGCCATCGCCACCGACGACACGGTGCTGTGGGCGGGTCCGATCCTGCCGCGGACCCGGCGACCCGACGCGGACCAGGTCGAGATCAGCGCCTCCGGGCTGTGGGCGGTGTTCAACCGGCGGGTGCTCGCGCGGCGCGGTGACTGGGACTACACCGACGAACGCGCCGACGTCATCCTGACCTACCGGTCGGTGCCCGGGATCGCGCTGGACATCGTGGACGTGGCGCTGAACCGGCCGCATGGGGAACTGCCGCTCGTGCTGCCCCGGATTGACCGCTCCGGTGACCAGGAACGCCGCTACTTCGGCTACGAGCTGGCGACCGCCGGGGAACGGCTCAAGCAACTCACCGACGCCGACAACGGCCCTGACCTCCACTTCCTCCCCCGCTTCCAAACCGGCCGAGATGCGATCGAGTGGACGCTGCGCGTCGGGCTACCGCTGCTGTCCCAACCCGGCGCCGACTGGCACTTCGACGACGGCGGCCAGCTCGTCGCCTACGGCTGGGACGAGGACGGCTCGGTCATGGCCGACACCGTGCTCGTCCCCGGCGACGGCATCGAACGGGGACGCCTCCTCGGGCGCGCCACCAACGACGCCCTGCCCCGCGCCGGCTGGCCCGCGCTCGACACCGTGGTGTCCACGCACGGCAGCGAGAAGCAGCGCCAGGTGCTCGACGCGCACGCGCGCGCCTACCTCGACGCCTACCGCACCGGCATCACCCGCGACACCGCGATCGTGCGCACCGACACCGACCCGCGCCTGGGCAGCTACCACGTCGGCGACCGCGTCGTGCTCACCCCACGCGGCGACCGCGCCACCCCACCAGGACAACGCCACCGCCGAATCACCGCCATCACCTACCGCGCCAGCTCACCCAACACCGCAGAACTCGCCCTCGCGCCCGCCCCCTCCACCGCGTGACTCACAAGGAGCCCGCTCGTGCCGGTCACCCCCGGACCCGACGACCTCGCCAACCGGCTACGCGCCCTGGAGACCCGCGTCGACGAACTCTCCCGCGCCACCCTCTCCCACGCCGTCATCTCCTCCGGCGGTATCCAGATCACCGACCTCGGCGGTATCCAACTCGTCGACAAAGACGGCGAAACCGTGTTCATCGTCGGCGGCCTCAGCGGCCCCTGGCAGCGCCCCGACGGCACCCCACAGCCCTTCACCGCCATCTGCGACGACCGGGGCCGCTGGCGCATCGCCGTGTTCGACCCCAACCCCAACGATCGCGGCTACCGGCAGTTCGTCGCCATCTTCGACTACTCCGGCAACCTCATCGTCGGCGACGACGTGGACTCCGGCGCGGGTCTATCCCGCCCCTACCTGCCGCACTTCATCTCCAGCGCCCGCTACCTCGACTGGCCCCCCACCACCAGCAGCGACTGGGAAACCCTGGAAACCGTGCGGTTGAACCGGCAGCACCCCTACCTCGACGCGCACATCCGCACCACCACCGACAACCCCGACACGCGGGGCGAGGTCCGGCTGCGCGAACACGACAGCAACACCGTCCTGGCCGCCGAGCCGGTCGGCTTCGCCCAGGAACTCAAGCAATGGCGCGCGGCCATGCCCGGCAGCTACGGCGAGATGCGCGAGGTTCACCTCGAAGCCCACCGCACCGCCGGCACCGGCAACGTCCGCGCCAGCTTCGGCTACGCCTCCGGCACCCAGTCCTGACACCCACCCCATCACCGCCCCGTCGCCGAACCGGTGACGGGGACCTCGGCCTGCCCAGGAGACTCCCACCCGACCATGACCGACTACGGCATCGACCTCTCGCACTGGAACCGCGTCGACGACTTCGCCGCCGCACGCGGCAACGGCATCAGCTTCGCCTCCATCAAGATCACCGAAGGCGCCGACTACATCGACCCCTCCGCCACCGACCACGCCAACGGCGCACGCAGCGCCGGGATCCGCGTCGGCGGCTACCACTTCGCCCGCGACGTCAACGTCGACGCACAGGTCGACCACTTCGCCGGTCAACTGCGCACCCGCGGGCTCACCGACACCGGGTCGCTAGCGCCCATGCTCGACATGGAAGCCGACGAGCTACGCGACAACGCCAACTCGTTCGTCGCCGCGTTCATCGCGCGCCTGCGCGCGGCAGCGGGAATCCGCCGCCTGCTCGTCTACGCCAACCTCGACTGGTGGACCCGCGTCCTGCGCCCTGATGACTGGGCCGACGACGAGATCCACCTGTGGATCGCCCGCTACAACGGCGACCCCGGCAACCCCGGCTGGAGCCACCCCCGCCTCGCGCTGCACCAGCACACCAACGCCGGCACCGTCCCCGGCATCCCCGGCAACGTCGACCGCGACGCCACCATGGACGGCTTCACCGTCGACCAGCTCACCCTCGGCAACGCCGCCCCTCCGCCCCCGGTGGCGCCGGCTCCCGCACAGGCGACCTACACCGTCCAACCCGGCGACACCCTCTCGGCCATCGCCCAGCGCAACGGCACCACCTGGCAGGACCTCGCCCACATCAACAACATCCCCAACCCCGACCGCATCTACCCCGGCCAAGTCCTCACCCTCCCTGGCCCCGGCGGCGGGCAGCAGGCCGGGCGCTTCTACACCGTGCAGCGGGGCGACACCCTTTCAGCCATTGCCCAGCGCAACGGCACCACCTGGCAGGACCTCGCCCACATCAACAACATCCCCAACCCCGACCGCATCTACCCCGGCCAGGTCATCCGCCTGCCCTGACCCGCACACCCGCAGGGAGAGCCGCCCCTACTCTCTCGGCGGGCCACCGTGCGTTTCGGAGAACCGACCATGCCGCAGCAGCACGACACACCGCCCATGACCGTCGAGGCCATCGAAACCGAGCCGATGACACTCCGCCAATACGACGACAGCGTGACCATACTCGCCACGCTCATCGCGCAATGGAACCTCGCTCGCCCGGACTAAGGATAATCGACCCAGGCGGCCTCATCGACGGTAAAATCAGTCACTGCCAGATACCTTCGCAAACGCTGTCCGCGAGCGCGCCACCGCGCCACGGGCGGCGGTTTCATGTTGGACAATGGGGGCAAAGTCCGTGGCGAGAAAGACCACGAACACACAGGTCCACAAAGTCGCATCCCTGGACGACGTCCGGGTCGCCATCTACACGCGGCGCAGCACCGACGAGGACAACCAGCCATACAGCATCGACGCGCAGGAAACCCGGATGCGCGCCTACGTCGCCTCACAACCCGGCTGGCGAATCGTCAAGCACTACAGCGACGACGCATCCGGAGCCAGCACCGACCGCGACGGGCTGCAACGCGCCATGCGCGCAGCCCGCGCCGGCGTGTTCGACGTACTGCTGGTGTACCGGGTCGACCGGTTCTCCCGCAAGCTACGCGACATGGTCATCCTGCTCGACGACCTCGACGCCGCCGATGTGGTGTTCCGCTCCGCCACCGAGCCCTTCGACACCGCCACGCCCATGGGGCGAATGCTGGTGCAAATGCTCGGCATGTTCGCCCAGTTCGAGCGCGACACCATCATCGACCGCGTCATCGCCGGAATGGAACGCAAAGCCGCCAAGGGCAAATGGAAGGGGGGAAAGCGACCATACGGCTACCAGGTCGACCAAGTCG